TTATAATGCTTTGAAGGAATATCAAAATAAGCACGGCAGAGTTACTGTAAAAATAGATGGTCTAGCCGCATCAGCCGCCAGCGTGATTGCAATGGCTGGGTCTGAGGTCTTGATGTCTCCAGTTTCATACATGGTAATCCATAACCCAGTGACCATAGCCATTGGTGACAGCGAAGAGATGCTCCGCACCAAAGCGATGCTTGATGAGGTAAAAGAAGGCATCATAAACGCTTACGAGGCAAAATGTGGGCTGGATAGGGCTGAAATCAGCCGCCTTATGAACGAGGAGTCGTGCTTTAACGCCAAGAAAGCTGTTGAATTAGGTTTTGCCGATGGGATTTTATACACGGAGGCTCGTGCGGATATTGCCGTAGGTGCGGATGGCAAAGGTGGCTCTGGTGGCAAGGTTACTGCATCAATGGCAGACACGACCGTTCCTGTCATGTTTTCCCGCATGGCAGTTATAAATTCGCTAATGGGTAAACTGCCAAAAACGCCTGTACCATCACAAACACAGCCCTCACCCAATATGCTATTAGAAAACGGCACGGCATATAATGTACTTGAGGAGCGTATGCAGGGCTTACGGCATTAGACCGCCGCACATATAACACAATTCGTTTTGAAAATATTATCTGGAGGGATTTGTCTATGAACAAACTGGTAGAGCTTCGTGAAAAACGAGCCAAAGCATGGGAGGCTACAAAAGCCTTTCTGGAATCCAAACGCAACGACACAGGCATTGTGTCTGCCGAGGATACTGCTACATATGAAAAAATGGAGGCAGAAGTGCTGGCATTTACTGCTGAAATAGAGCGACTGGAACGCCAGCAAGAAATGGATGCCAAGTTTAGCAATATGAAAGACACGCCAATTTTGAACAACCCCGCCAGCGTTGGTTTCGCCAATACGAACATGAGTGGCGTTGGAAATATGAGCAATGCAGTAGGGATGGTAAACGCAATCCAAAATGACCCGCAAACTGCCACGGGGCGTGGCTCGGAAGTTTATAACAGAGCTTTTTGGAATGCCATGCGGTATAACCAAATCGTAACCAACGACCTCGCCATCGGCACAGATACGCAGGGTGGCTACCTTGTGCCAGACGAATTTCACCGCCAGCTTATCATGGCATTAGAAGAACATAACATCATGCGTAGGCTTGCCAGAGTTATCCGCACATCAAGTGGTGACTTGCAAATCCCAGTTGTTGCCACAAGGGGTATTGCGGCATGGGTGGATGAGGCTGGTGAAATACCGACTAGCGACACAAACTTCGGGCAAGTAACGCTTAGTGCGTATAAGTTAGCCACGATGATAAAAGTGTCCCACGAGCTTTTGAATGATAGTGCATTTTCGCTGGATTCATTCTTGGCATCAGATTTTGGGCGTAGAATGGGTGTTCTTGAGGAAGAGGCGTTTCTTGTTGGCGATGGCACGAAAAAGCCTACAGGATTTTTGACTTCTGCTCCTATCGGAGTAACTGCCACAAGCCCCACAAATATCACATTTGATGATGTAATGGACTTATATCACAGCTTAAAATCTCCATACAGAAATAAAGCTGTGTTTATGGCGAACGACCTCACCATCAAAGCTCTTCGCAAGCTAAAAGATGGAAACGGGCAATATTTGTGGCAACCATCCATTGTAGCTGGCACTCCCGACACAGTTTTGGGCAGACCTATATATGTTTCCAGCTTTATGCCGCAATTGGAGGCTGAAGCCAAACCTATGGCGTTTGGTGATTTCAGTTATTACTGGATTGCAGACCGAACAGGGCGTACCTTCGAGCGATTAAACGAGCTATTTTCTGTCACAGACCAAGTGGGCTTTAAGGCAACCCAGCGTGTGGATGGTAGGCTTATATTGCCAGAGGCTATTCAAGTGATGCAGATGGGTGCTGGGTCTTAATGCCATCACCATATAATCCATGATGGAGGTGTGCGATGGATACTCTGCTCGAAAAAGTCAAAGCTAACCTAATTCTGGAGCATGACAAGGATGATGACCTGCTGGAGAACTTTATAAAAGCCGCCACTAATTATGCTGAGTCATTCCAACACATCCCAGCAGGGAGCTATGGTGATGGAAATAAAAATAACGCCAACGAAAGCGGCGTTGCTGTACGGGTTATGCCACCAACCACAGAGCAAGCGGTTATAATGCTTGCCTCCCACTTCTACGAGAGCAGGGACGGCTCGACCGCTGGCTTTTATGCAGACAGCGTTCAAGCGGGACAGCAAGTCTGGAAAACTGTAAATCTGCTGTTGAGGCTTGATAAGGAGTGGGTGGTATAATTCTGATTATACCATAATTGGGTCAAAGGGTCAAGCGTTTTTTGATGGATTTTTCTGTAATTCGACATTGTGTGGCTTATCGTAAAAATTCATTGAAAGCTGGGTGTTTGTGGCTTGTTGCTTGTGATGATTGGAGGTGGTTGGCATGGCACTCGGCAAAATGAACAGCTTTATTGACATAATTCAATCTACTCCAAACAAGGATGCGGCTGGGTTTGCCGACCCAACAAAACCCATTGAAACTGTGGTGGCATCTGTTCGTGCCTATAAAGAAGAACGCCACGGCAACAAAACATGGGCAAACAGAGCGGCGTTTTCAACCGCCACAGTTATGTTTCGGTTTAGGATAATCCCAGACTTGAAAGTTAATCCATCTATGCTCATATCTTGCAATGGTGACCGCTACAGGATTTTATCAGCAGAAGATGTGCGGGGTCGTGGGATGTATATGGAAGTGCTGGCAGAACGCATCGAGCCAAGCAAGGGATGAGCCGCTATCGAGTGGCGTGATGATGCGACCGCCCCATCGGCGGCTGGCAGACCAATAAAGGGCATAAAATGGGGGTGTATTTCATGGCAAAAGCAGAATTCAAAATGCCAGATGATTTCATGGATAAAATCTCTCGCCTTGAAGAACGCACAGACGATATTATCCCAAAAGTGCTGGAGGCTGGTGGGAATGTTGTGCTTGAGCAAGTGCGAAGTAATCTACAGAGTGTGGTTGGAAGTAACACAAAATATCCGTCACGCTCCACGGGGGAATTGGTGGCGGCACTTGGGCTATCCCCTGCCAGAATGGACAGACAAGGAAATTTTAATGTGAAGGTCGGATTTGATGAGCCACGGAGCGGGTCTGCTGGTGGAGCTAGAGGCACAACAAACGCCATGCTTGGCAGTATTTTGGAACACGGCAAGCACGGTCAGCCGCCTAAACCTTTTATGAAACCAGCGAAAAACTCGGCAAAGTCGGCTACGATTGATGCTATGAAGAAAAAGCTGGATGAGGAGATAGACAAAGTGTAGCTTGGTGGGCTTTTGTGGAGGTGACGGCGATTGAATATCCTTGAAGAATTAACAGCATTATTGCAGGGGCTGGGCATTGCCGTGGAAACTGGAGTGTTCTCGGATATAGCACCAGACGAATATGTGGTCATTACCCCACTCACCGACACCTTCCAGCTATTCGCCAGCAACCAGCCGCAATTCGACCAGCAAGAGGCGAGGCTGTCAGTTTATTCCAAAGGGAATTATCTGGCTCTGAAGAACAGGATTGTGGCGGCTCTGCTGGAGGCGGATTTCACCATAACATCTAGGCAATATATCGGACATGAGGACGATACCAAGTATCACCATTATGGGGTTGATGTGTTGAAGATATATCCAGCACAGCCACCCGACCTAGATTTTTAGAATATAACAGGCAAATAGCATTTTAATGTGAAGTTTTGTGATTTTATTTTTATGGAGGTGCAAAATTATGGCAACTGTGGGTATGGATAAACTCTACTATGCAACAATCACAGAAGATACAAACGGCGAGGAGACTTATGGTGTCCCTATATCCCTAGCCAAAGCCATCAAAGCCGATTTAACCATAGAATTGGCAGAGGCAATCTTATATGCAGATGATGGAGCGGCATATGTACTTAAAGATTTCAAAACTGGCAAGCTGACCCTAAATGTTGATGACATAGGCATTTCTGTTGCGGCTGATTTAACAGGGGCTACTGTGGACGATAATGGAGTGCTTATATCTGCATCAGAAAATGACGGCAGTCCAATAGCTATAGGCTTTCGAGCCGCAAAACCAGATGGTCGCTATCGCTACTTCTGGCTGTACCGAGTAAAATTTGGTTTCCCAGCCACCAATCTCCAAACCAAAGGTGACACCATAACATTCCAAACCCCAACAATCGAAGGCACAGTCATGCGAAGGAACAAGGTGGACACAATGGATAAGCACCCGTGGAAAGCTGAAGTAACACAAGGAGACCCAGGAGTTTCCGAGGACACTATTTCCAATTGGTATGCACAAGTTTATGAGCCTGTGTTTGGTAGTGATGGTGGTGATGGGTAGATTTTGGCTGGAAATATAGCTTAAAGCGGCGGTCGCATTTGCAGAGTGTCGCTTTGTCGAATAAAACATATTTCAGCACCCTGCAAAATGCAGGATACTGAATGCGACAAAAAATCCAATAGAAAATATGGAGGGCTTTGCAATGGAAAATGAACGAAGTGCAATTATAACAATTGGTGGCACAGAATACGAGATGATTTTAACCACCAAAGCAACAAAGGCAATTGCTGGCAGATATGGCGGTTTGGAAAATCTCGGAGAGCGGCTTATGAAGGCTGAGAATTTTGAAATGGCTCTGGATGAGATTGTGTGGCTTTTGACGCTACTCGCTAACCAATCCATTCTAATCCACAATCTCAAGAATAAGGATAATCCCAGAGATTTGCTAACAGAGGACGAAGTGGAATTACTAACCTCCCCGCTAGAATTAGCAACCTACAAAAACGCCATAACCGAGGCAATGTTCAAAGGCACAGCCAGAAATATCATAAGCGAGTCCGAAGGGGATAATGCTGGTGGGGCTGGCGGTAAAGACCCAAACGAAACAGCCGAGTGAGTGATGGAGAAATCTTCACTCGGCTGTATTATTACGGCACAGTCCAGATGAATATGGCGGCTGACGATTTTTGGCTGACACCGCTGGGGTTATTCTTGGATTTATGGGCGTGTCATAAGCAGTTTTTGGGGATAGAGCGGGAGCATAGGGCTGTGAGTATTGATGATATTATTCCGCTGTAATTTATGACTGGTGCTTATGGTGTTTGTTTGGTGTGCGTGGCTTGCAATTTTAGCTGGAAGGTGGTGGAGATAGCATGAGCGATTTTGGACTTAAAATAGGCATAGAAGGCGAAAAGCAATTCAAAGATGCCCTGCGGGACATAAACCAAGCCTTCAAGGTTTTGGGGTCAGAGATGGCTTTGGTAACTTCGCAATTCGACAAAAACGACAAGTCTGTCGAAGCTCTAACCTCCCGCAATTCTGTGCTTACAAAAGAAATTGGAGAGTATTTACTTTTAGATATATTCATGATATAATATCCTTATCATACAACTAAGGTGGGGATATCATGCCAGAATGTAAGTTCTGCAAGTCGCAGAAAATTGTTAAAAGCGGCTTTGTCCGCAAT